CTCAACGCCGCCGCGCTGTCGGTGGTACGGCCTAAGGCCCAAGTTTTTGAGGGTGCATTTATCTGGACCGCGCACCAGGAGATAACCCCAATCCGCCCGGTTACCAAGGACGAGATCCCGACGATCTGGGCCGAGTATATGGCGAAGGTGCGCAGAATGGAGGAGAGTTGGAAGACGAAGAACTTTCCTGCCAGAAAATCCGGGCTCTGCCCATACTGCGGAGTCACCACCTGCGAATACTGGAGGCCATTGCGATGAAAATAAACACCTCCGACCTGGTAACCAAAGTCAGCACTTGCACCGGCCTGGCCGCGGTCGATGTCAAGTTGGCACTTGACGAGGCCATCCGCCAGATCAAGAAACTCACTGCGTCCGGCGCAACAGTGGCCCTCTCCGGCCTGGGTAAATTTGTCCCGTTCGACCGCCCGGCCCGGACCATTATCGCTCCTCGAACCGGAGAGGCGGTAGAGTCCCCAGCGATGCGAGTGCTCAAGTTTAAACCCTCAGCCAGTAGTAGGAGGTTGCTATGAAAGGATATGCACAGGCACAAGAGAATTATGACAACATGGTCCCTGATGATGATTATGAGCCTGAAGAGGTTGAGGAGGTTGGGGATGACGACGCAGTGCGCGACTGAGTGTAATACCGACAATGTCAGGAGACGGCGAAAACTACGGACCTCCTTCGGTGTGCTAACGCAGCAAAAACTAAAAGATCTGGTCCATTACAACCAGGCCACCGGCGTTTTCACTTGGCGGGTTGCTGCTAATGGCAGAGTTCCGGCCGGGTCATTGGTAGGAACTTATACACACCCGTTAGGATATGTTAGAGCGTCTATAAAAGGGAGAAGTTATGCCCTTCATAGGTTGGCAGTGCTGTATGTGGAGGGATATCTTCCTGAGGATACCGTAGACCACATAAACAGAGACAAGCAGGACAACAGGTACAGCAACCTTAGAGTGGTATCGCAGCAATGTCAAAACAGAAATTCCGGTGTTGCCAAAAACAACAAGTCAGGAGTGCGAGGAGTAAGGTTGTACTCTGATGGGAAGTGGGTGGCTAAGATCGGAGTTGACAAGCGGCATCATCACCTCGGATATTTTGATACAGTGTTAGAGGCTGCCTGTGCGCGATTTGCTGCTGAGCAATGCTTAGGTTTTAAAGATTGTGACATAAACTCGTCAGCTATGCAGTATATGCGGCAGAATGGGGTGTGTCGATGAACCCCTACATGAACCCAATTCAGAAGAGAGCACTCGAAAAGCTCGACCCTTTGAAGTGGAAAACGTCGGCAACTCTCAAGGAGAGCATGATGACCTTGGACGCGCTGGCAAAGCGTGAGCTTGCTGAGTTCCGCTTCTTAAAATACTCAGTTGTTTGGAGGAGGAAAGCATGAGTACCGACAACGCACCGCTCTGCGCCTCATGTGGTAAAGAACTGCGCCCCACCTGGGTGCCTAAGAGTTTGTGTCCTGAGTGTGAGGATGCAGTAAGGAGAAGAGATGACTCCAGAGGGACTAACGAAAAGCTTAATACGCGACCTGCTCAAGAAGTATAAAATCTACCGGGCCTCCAAAGCCGGTGCTTTTCCTGAAGACGCTGAGGGCTGGTACTACATGCCAATGGGCGGCTACGGCGGAGTGAGTGGAATCCCTGACTTCGTTGGCTGTTACCGAGGCAGATTCTGGGCAATTGAGGCCAAGGCCCCTAAAAAGACGCCGACCGGTTTTCAGGAAAAACAGATCCAAGCAATCCGGAACTCCGGAGCCGTGTGTTTTGTGGTTGATGGGGCGGAGAGCCTTAAACTTTTTCAGGAGTGGCTCGATGAGCAATCCATCTGAACAAGAAGACGGGGTCCGGATTAAGAAGGTAATCGAAGGCGAGAACTTCTATTTCTACATCTCCGACACCTTTATCTGTGCGACCGTGCCCAGGGAAAACGACCCACGCATGAGCAAGGTCCGGACCGCGGTCGAGGCTACTTGCGAACTTATTAATGAGAGGTTGGGAGGGTGTAAGTGCCAATCCGAATCCTGAACGGGCATTTAGTCGTCCGCACCGACCATCCAGGCCAGCTCCGGGCAGTCTTCCCCACCATCAAGGAGGTAATATGATAACGCAAGAACACCTTAGAGAGCTGCTACACTACAACCCAGAAACCGGAGTGTTCACTTGGATTTACCGAAAGAGTGGGGTCACACTAGGGCAGGTAGCAGGGTCGCTGCATGTAAATGGTTACGTCGATATAAAACTGGACGGAGTTGTTTATAAGGCTCATAGACTGGCAATACTCTACGTCGACGGATATTTTCCTGAGCATACTGTAGACCACATAAATCGCATCAGGGATGATAACCGGTACGTTAATTTACGGGAAGCGTCGTACCAGTGCCAAAGTAGAAACTGCGCGGTTGGTGTAAACAACACCAGCAAAGTTTGCGGCGTTCGGTGGAGAGCCCAAAGACGCAGCTGGCAGGCGTTCATGATGGTCAGTGGGAAGATGCATTATTTAGGGCATTATACATGCTTGGTGGAGGCTGCTTGTGCGCGGTTAGCGGGGGAACAGTGTCTAGGGTACGACGACTGGGACGGCGCATCAAGCGCTCGGCGCATGGTTTATGGAGGGGCTCGGTGACTGTTCGCGTAATCAAGGACCATATTGTTGTTAAGACGGCCACCCCAGGCAGGCTAAGAGCCCTGTTTCCGGAAGTCCGCGAGGCTATAATTGGGCCTGACACGTATTGTGCTGTGCCAAACTCGTTGGACTGCGCGAGGGTGCTTAACAACATAGGCATACCAGTTCCCAGCCCAATAATGTCTTATTATGACTGGCCGGGTCGATACAAGCCGAGGTGGTACCAGCATGAAACTTCGTCGTTTCTAACGCTCAACCCTAGGTGCTATTGCCTCTCCGCACCTCGCACTGGGAAGACGTTATCCTCCCTGTGGGCCGCTGACTACCTCCGAACGATTGGTAAGGTGCAGAAAACCCTGATCGTCGCCCCGCTGTCCACCCTTTGGGATGTGTGGGAGCAGAACATTTTTGAGAGCTTCCCTTTCCGGACATTCTGTGTGCTCTACGGCACCCGGGCCAAACGGATTGAGTTGCTCAGTAAACCTTTCGACTTCTACATCACCAACCACCACGGTGTGCAGCTGTTGGAGAAGGACCTTCGGGAGCGGCCGGACATCAACCTCGTTATAATCGATGAGATTGCCGAGCTGCGCAATTCTAAGAACAAATCCGGCACCTTATGGGCTCCGATGAACCGAGTGCTCAACCAGCAGAATATTGTGCGCTCAGCCTGGGGCTTGACCGGCACCCCGACGCCAAACGAGCCGCCCGATGCCTTTGGGCAGTGCAAACTGATCACCCCTGAGAATTACAAGGGGCACTACACCAGTTTCAAGAATGAGACCATGGTCCGTTTTGGACCGTTCAAATGGGTCGAGCGGCGAGGGGCGGAGGAGGCGGTGGCTAGGATACTCAAGCCATCAATCCGCTTTGAGCGGTCAGTGTGCTCGGACATGGAGCCGTGTTTTATTGAACGCCGGGCGCAGATGAGCGACGAGCAGACCAAGGCCTACAAGCAACTTATTCAGCAGGCGGCTACTGAGGTGCGGGGGAGCACGGTTACTGCGGTAAATGCTGCCGTTTTAGCTAGTAAAATCACGCAGATAGCGTGCGGGTGCGTAATTGCTGCAGACGGCTCAATAGCCCGCCTCGACTTCGGCCCCCGGCTCGGAGTGCTGAAAGAATTGATTGAAGGAAATACCGAAAAGGTGATAGTATTCGTCCCCTTCACCGCTGTCCTTGATGCCTTGGCAACTGAGCTACGCAAGCATTGGTCGGTGGCGATCGTGGATGGAGGTGTGTCGCCCTCGAAGCGGACGCAGATATTCAGGGACTTCCGGACTCTGAAAGACCCGCATATCCTACTGGCCCAGCCGGACTGCATGAGCCACGGCCTTGACCTGACCGCTGCCTCGCTCAGTATCTGGTACGCCCCACACACCAAGGCGGCGAAGTACCAACAAGCCAACGCCCGGACGGATGGCAGCAAGCAAACAGTCAAGATCGACATAGCAAAAATTTATGCCACGGCCGAAGAGCGGCGGATTTACTCAGTCCTTGAGGGCAAGGGTAATTTCCAGGATGTCGTGCTGGCTTTGGCTCGGGAGGGGACGTGATGTTGGGGGAAGTTGAAGGCAAGGACTGTTTCGACACATGCACCATAAAAGAGTGCTCTAATCATGGGTATGAATCACTTTTCCCGGGGTACTGTCTTGCGGACCCTGTTATTGACCGCTATGAGAA